GGTAGTAGAAATCCGAACATAATTAATTATTGTAGATCTACTCTATATATACTACTTATCTGCGGTAAACTTTCGGTTCTTCATGTAACCCCACTTACCTTTATGCAGTGCTCGTATCCCCCTCTTGTCTTTGACAACCTCTGTCTTTTTCTTTTTACCCTCAGAGTCAACAAAATCCTTGTAACGCTTCTTACCGTGCTTCATAATAGCACCTTTTATACGAGCGTCCTTGTTTTGTTTTTCGTCTCTTTCTCTTGCCTTGGTATCAGTGTACCAACTTAGGGCACGTTCATTTAACATTCATCCCTGCTTTCTTTCTATCATGGTCAGCAGTCATCTGCATCATCTTAGTCTTCATTCTGTCCTTGATAGCATTCTTTTTAGCAGAAGTGTCAACAGAAGCATACTCCTTGACAGTCTCTTCTTCAACTTCGTGTCCTTCTTCGGGTGTGTTATCAACTGCACCCTCTGCCTTTGGAGCAGTGCGTTTCTTACGAAGTTCTTCGAGCGTAGACTCTTTCATCTTAATGATTTTAGATCTGACTTTACGTCTATTCAATAGGTACTTATCAGACTTATCATGGTCACCGTCATTGTCGATGTCCTTGTCTTCTTTACCTACTGGATCTAATTTCTTCTCGTCTAAATTCTTTTCCTGCATGAGGTCCTCCTTTTTGGGATTAATAGTCACACCGTTCTTCTTTACAGTGGTAGTGACTCGCTTGTCTTGGTCTGGTTTCATGATTCGATTCCTAGTTCATTGCGCCAAGAGTATCTTTCGACGTTGAGTGTTTTAGGATAGTCTTTGTCCCCAGGTTTTGCTGGTTTTTCACCACGCTTTCTCTTAGCATGGATATTATCCCACAAACCTTTCTTTTCGTCTAGGGGTTGTTCGTCTTCCTTAACACAATTTGGTACTTGCTTGCCACCTTTTGTCTTGGTGCCCTTTGCTTTGTACCCATCCCAACATTTGCCTGCACCGACATTCTTGCGTGCCTGCTTCAAACTCTCGACCATTTCGTTGTGTAGTGCATCTATATCTATGCCTTCTGTCACACCACCTGGTCTCTGTAAATTTAATCCTAGGTCTCTGGGTTCCTTAGCAGTCTTTTCTCCCTTCTTACCCATGATTTGATAGCGTCCGTCATTCTTCATACCTGTTATAACAAATGACTCTCCGCCCTGTGATATCACTCTACCAATGTTACGATCCTTGTCGAACTTGATCTTGTTCTTGTCGATTAGTTTCTTTTCAACTGGGAATCCTGCATAACCCTCGACAATCTCCTCGTGATTCATAATGATGTCAACGATTGCTCTGCCTGCGTCCTCTATACGCTTGGTCTTTGGATCTTCTCCTCCGTAAACGCAGTCTAGGATTTGGGTTTGCTCTTGCAAACTGTACCCTAGTAACACAGATCCTATCTTAATATCTAACATGGTTTGATAAAGTGGTATTACTATTTAGATTTGACAGACTTTCTGAACTCAGCAAATTTCTTGGTCGCTTGCCCAGGAGTCATCGCCTGTACTGCCTGTCTATATTTATCTGTTCCTATCTTCCAATCGTTACCTGACCCATCATCCGCACTGTAATTACTCTGATCATTCCTGTTGACGTTTGCACTTTCCTTTGTTACTCCTGCTTTGGATCTTTCTCTTTCTGCTACTGACTTGATAAGCATCTTCAATACTGCACGCTTACCATATGGATTACTCTTACGTCCTAGTGGTACACCCTTATCCTTTTTAGGGTTCTTCATTGCTATCTCTGTAATATCTCCCAACCATGCTTTGAACTCATCACCATGCTCGTCCTTGAATATGACATGGTTAGTTCCTCTGTGTACTATGTGACCTCTAATACCTGTGTTGTCATGCTCTATAAGTGTACCAGTATCAAATATTTCACCTTGAATATAGTGTTCTCTCAAATCTTCTAGTGCTAACTTAGGAGAAAACTCCCATGTTTCCTTGACTGTCTTTTCCTTTGTACCTGTTGCTGTACTTAACTTCGCCTTTGCTTTCTTCGCTGCCTTTGCTGCCTTTTCTTTTGGTGTCATCCCTGCTGCAACGTCTGCCATCATCTGCTTACTGTTCTTATACCCACCAGTGCCTGCATGGAATGCTTCGTGGTCTCCCTTTGTAGCATGCTTACGCAAAGCACTTGCACTAAGTCTCTCCAAAGGATCCTCAGACTTAGGATCACGCTTACCAGCAGACTTAACATTAATACTCTTGAAGTCATAGTGCACTCCATTGTATTTCTTGGTAAGTTTATCAAACTCTTTGACTCTATCGTCACCAACTACCATGGTTACATGCTCATGACCTTCATCGTTAAGGTCTTTCATGATGTCAAATATATTTCTATGTGCTTCGCTGTTCTGAATCTTGTCTTTGTGGTCTTTAAACATCGCACGCATGTGCTTTATCTTCTGGTCTGCTGACAGTGGGTTCTTCTTATTGTCTTGCGTTCTACTAGGATAGATCCTGTAATTACCCGAGTCTCCACCATATGATTTCACTGCGTCCATCATCTTACCATGTCCTGCATGAGGAGGATTGAATCGTCCAAAGGTAAATGCGACGTGCTTATCCTGCACCTCTTGCTTTTTAGCAGAGGATGTAGGTTTCTTCTTAGGCGTTTCTGCCTCTATGATGAACTGACGAAATCTCATTTAGACCAATTCTTTGCCACAGTAAAGTTTGCACGAGAGAATTCAAGTCTGTCAACTAATTTGACTGCTGAACCATCTTTGATAGCAACAAATCCTTCTGGACTTGTAACTCGGTATCCATCCTCGTCTTCAAGGAACGTGCCGACACCTTCTATCTTCTTCAATTTATTTATAATCTTAACCTTTGCCTTCATCAACAGTTTGAATCCAGTAAGGGCAGAGAAAATGACACTCTTGTTACTATTTAGGAATGTTAGGTTCTCTTGCTTCTGTTTTCTCCATGTTTCTTTTCCTTTTTCACTCTTTTTCTTATCAATTTCTTTACCAAATTCTTTCTCAACATAGTATATGTAACCCTTTGCCATCTTCTCTGCACTGTCGGGAATACTATTCTGTCTGACTAAGATGTTTATATACTTCTTGAACATAGCAGCATAACTAAATGGTTTTGTACCACCACCTATTGCATTTAAGAATGTCTTAGAGCGTAGTAAATTAGTCTTTGCCATTCTGATATCATTCTTTACACTTGATAGTTCTGTTGGTGTTAAGTTTGCAACTCCATTTACATTAGAGAATGCAGACGAAAACACTGCTACAAGTTTGTTGTTCTGCATACCTGATACATCTACACCAAATCCTGCTGTCATAGTGCTGATACTGTCGCCACTATATCTTGTGTGAAATACTATACCTATGTCAGATTGTCCTACCTTCTTTCCCATTTCTGTATTCTTCTCTACACAGTATGTGATAGTGTTAGGTTTAAACTTATAGCATACCTTACCACCCATGGTAACAACAGGAGGTGTCTCTGTATAGAGGAGGTCACCTTGTATCACACCCTTGATATCTAACTGTGATAGATGGTCGTATGATTTCTTTAACTTATCTGCTAGTTCACCATCATAAAAAGCATCAATGTCTTCATGACAATAACATATCTTTGGATTGTTCTTATTAAATACAGACTTAGTTCCTACAAAGAACACACCTGACTCAGGATCTGTGCCACATATAATAGCAGGAGCACCATCCCATTTGACTGTAACCTTTGTGTTGCTTCCACCTTTACCAGTGGTCAACATATCCACAAGTGAGTTTAAGAAGTTGATGCCATTCAGTGCTCCTTTATATCCATCATTAAATATATCATCTTCCAAATGTTCGAGGTGTGTATTCTTGCTCATGGTTGTACTCCGACTGACTCTCTATCTGGTCTGCTCTTGTCTGATTTATTACGCAAGTAAAACTTTTGATCTGGTTTTACTTTATTATATAGATCATTCTCCATAAAGAACTTAGGATTTCCTTTGTTTAATGAAAACTTATAGAAGTTGACCTGTGACATGACGACATCAATCATAATTTTCTTGTAGTCTAAGAACTCTTTACTGATCTTTTCCAATGCCATCTGACAGGTTAGGGAGCATAGTCCATGGTTTCCGTTCTTGAACTTACCGTCGTCCCAGTATTGCATACCTGTATTATAATACCTGTTGATCACCTTTGTCCACTCCTCTTGGTACTCTTCTACAACTGGCACACCATTATCAGGAATCATCTTGTCTATTTCTTTAAGAACTATACCCAGTCTACCCCCAAACTTGTTGTATAGATGTTTAAATCCATAGAAAGGTCCATTAATAATATTAGGTTTGGGATGCTCTGCTAAGATCTTTAAAACTTCATACTCGATTGAGTCCTTATGTTTCTTTGTAGTTTTAGCATTAAACAATGCCATGATATGCTTTGGTTTAATCGTGTTGGTCACACCAGATGCTTTCTTAACAGAGAATGGATACTCTATATCTTTACCTACTAATTTAAAATCTAATAATGGTTCGTTACCCTTCTTAGGAACATAAACCTTTACACTTTGTCTAGTTATACCTGTGTATCCCATCTCATGTAACTCTCTTTGACCTCTTTCAATTACACATAGAGGTGCCATGATCTCAGAGAAATCTTTCTCAATAGAATCTATTGAATTAGAATAATCAGATGACATCAACTTTTCATATGACTCTTCTAATTCGTCACGATTATCATGGTTAGCACAGTATTCAACTAACTGTACCATATAATCTTTTAAGAAGTCTGGTATACCTTTTCGTGCTCTTATTGCTCCCTTTACTTTTTCAACATATTCATTAAATCCTACTGCTTTATCTAATGGCATATCAAAGTCTTGTGGTTTCATAGAGAATCCTGCCTTCAATCTGACAGACATCTTAACACCAAATCCACCCAATGATATCCAACCCTTTGTCCATTTCATATCCCCTTTATTATTTACTTCTACTTCTATAACAGCAGGCATTGATGATCCTTTAATAGGATATACTTTTACCTTAGTTCCAGCAACAATTTTTGCAACAGGTTGTCCTTGCCTAGTCTTATTACCATACACAGCAAGGGGACCTTTCCTTGTAAATTCACACTCGAATCCCTGAGTATAGAATCTACTCTCCCTTGCCCATACGTCTTTTAACTTGCTGCTCATGCAAGTATTTAGTCAGACTTTAATGGATACCAACCTTCTGCTATTTCCTCTTTGACGTCATCATCGTCATCATGCATGACCTCTCTGAGTACCCTTTCTTCTGGGTCTAGTTTTCCGTGTTTAGATGTCATCGGGTGCCCTGTTTTCTGAATCGCTTACGTTGAACTCTCCACCACTATAACGCTTTGCAAGTTTAAGTGTGTTCACATAGATTATATCATCTAGTCTTTGACCAAGTGCCATGGATGCTTGTGCAGCATACCACATGATGTCACCTAGTTCTTTGATTAGATGCTCCTTGTTTGCTTCGTCCCATGGTTTACCCTGGAACTTCATCTTCTTAACTATTTCCATGAACTCACCCGCCTCAGCAGAGAGACCATTAGCAGCAGTATCTAGAAGAGAAATGTTACAACCAAGTTCGTTTAAATCATTCAACCTTTTTATATATGCTGCGTGATCTTTTGAGAAATTACTACATGTATTCTCACAAAATTCAAGGTATTTGTCTAGGTCAACTGCAAACTTTTCTTGATCTTCTTTTGCTTTCTGTTTCTCCTTGACCTCCTCTGCTGCCCTCCATGCAGTGAACCCTTTCTTATTAATAAACTCTTCGGGTGTGGTAGGTGTGTCCTCTGCAACCTTCTTGGCATTGTCAGACATACCCTCCTTCACATCTTGCATGTGATTCATGACATTCTCTGCTGCCTTTGATGCTTTGTCAGCACTATTGTAATCGACGTTTACGTCTTCTCTTTTAGTCATATTTTAAAACCGTCAAATTTGTTTTGAGTTTTGAGTTCAAGGAAGTTGTCTTTGAGGGTGTCCCCTGCATCAACAATATCCTCTTGTGCTTTCTGATCACAATCATACAACCTCATCTTCGCTCTGTCAATACCGACAATGAAACGTTTGTGTATGGTAGGGTCATTATATCTATTCTTCAACTGCTTGACCATAATCTGTCCTAGTTGTTCTAACTCTTCGGTAGAAATAAGAGCAAACATAAGGTCAGCAGTTGCAGGGAGACCGAAAGACTCACTTGTGTCAGTAAGATTAACGTCACTACTCCCATAACCCGCACGAGTAGTCTGAGTAGCAGTGACGATTGGTACATTACATTCAACTGCAAGACCACGGAGTTCTTCTGCAATCGCTTTAACAAAAGTGTATGAGTTTACGATGGTTCCTTTATATCTAGCACTCGCACAGATGTTTAGATAATCAATGAACACAATGTCAGGTTGGAATCCCTTCTTCATAGACAACTCATTCAATAATGATTTGAAATGATTTACATGTGCTGATGCTGTTGGGTATTCTTTTATAATTATCCTACCTTGTGTCTTCTTATTTAATACATCTACTTTATTTCTAAACTGTTGCCTACTAAACAGAGGGTCACTTAACTGTTTGATCGGGACGTCGAGGAGGTTGCTGTCAATTCGTTCAGCAATTTTCTCTTCTGCCATTTCAAGTGTAATATAGAGAACGTTCCTCCCCTGCATGAGACAGGAACTAGCGACGTGGCACATGAATAGAGACTTCCCGACACCTGTACCAGCAAGTGCGACATTGAGAGTCTTGCTAGGTAAACCACCTTTTGTAATCTTGTTGAAGTATTCAAGATCGAATGGAATTTTGTCTTCTTTTTTGTGATAGAAGTCGTACCTTTCATCTGCGTCCTGTATGTAATCATGCCCTACTGTTTCATCAAAACATGTGCCTAATGCTTCCGACATTATATGTGGAATGGCATCTTTTTGACGTGTCTTATCCTGACCATCAGCAATCTTAATACTATCCATTAGAGCAAGATAGATAGCACGTTCTTTACACCACTTCTCTGTGGTCTCTACTAACCAGTCATCATTATATTGTTGATTGTCGATGCTTTCGTCAAGAAACTTCTCAATCTCTGTTACAATCTCCTGACTAAGATCTTTCCTCTTATCTATCTCAATTTTTAAGGCATTGATCTCAGGTACTTGATCGTACTTTGTAAAGTAATCATTTATCTCACCGAACAGTGTCTTCATGTCCAGTGTTTCAAAGTAATCTTCCTTTATAAAAGGTAATACTTTGCGTGTGTATTCCTCACTGGTAATGAGTTTACTGATCGCAATAGTTTCTATGCTTGGCATTAAACGTAATGTAAATAGGTTCCAATAATGTATTTGTCCTCAGTTATAGGTGCTGCTCCTGCGTGTGGGAACATCCACATAGGAGGGAATGCTAGGCATCTACCTTGAACTGGTTTGATCGAGCGATGCTCGAACTTTGTTTCACCACCTTTCTCTACATCATTTAAGTAGAAAAACATTGCGAGAAATCTACGAGCAGATGCATGGTCTCCTACGTCTGCATGCTCATCAAATCTATCATTCTGATCTACTTGATAGTGTTTCAGTCTGACTTGTTCCAAAGCATTTGAGTATGGCCATTGCTGTTGGCACCCGACTTCTTCCATGTATCTGTTAGATACATCTTTGACTGCTTGGATGACTTGATTGTGTATAGTGTTCCAGATATCGTCTGGATGATCTTTGCTCTCTGCGTGGTCAGTGATGTTGAACTCATTGAACTGAGGACGACCACCACGATCCCACCTCTTCATTTCAACATTCTTAGTTGAGTGTAAGATATTGCGACATAGATTTACATCAAGTGCATTATCGTATACTTTGATGTACTTGTCAAGATCCATAGGTAAATTCTTTTTGTGCTGCTTCATCTAACTTCTCCATTACTTCTTCTGTGAAGTACTTGTTAGGATCGGCAAGGACAGACTTAGCAAAAACATTAGATTCACCAATGCGATAACGAGTCCCGATCCTCTCGAAGACTCCATGTTTCTCACCCAGTTCCAATAGTCCGTAATACTTGTCCAATCCACGTTCATCATAAAATAAACGTGTTTCAATTTTAACATTCTCCTTTGTGAAACGAGACTTCTTAGTCTCGCATTTGATTATATTACCAATCACTTCTTTACCATCCTTCTCTTTCGACTTAGAGAGATAGATGATTGTACTTGCTGCATATTTAAGACCACTTCCACCACCCATTTCTTTCATGGGAACGTAAGATCCAACCACGTCATAGGTGTGGTTAGTAACTAACATAGGTACGTTTGCTTTACCTAGTTTCAGTGTCAGAACTCGGAAGATAGACTTGACAACCTGTGCTCTTGTCATGTCTCTTGTGTCTTTACCTTGTTCAGTATCGTCGACCTCCTTAGAGGTAGAAAGCATACCCAAAGAATCAAGACAGAACATTAGAGGTTTCCTTTCCTCTTCCTTCTGTGCCAAGTATTTATCAATAATCTTGATTGCTTGTTGTCTAAACTCCTGTACTGTGACCACAGGAACTATAATCATACGGTTAGAATCTATACCTCTGGACTCAATCATATCCTTAGAGATGGCAGACTCTGACTCAAAGTATACAACTCCTGCATCAGGGTTTGACTCTAAGAAATGCTTGACAACACTCAGACAAAAGAATGTCTTACCTGTACTAGACTCTCCTGCAATAGCAGTGATCTTATTAGAAGGTAGACCACCAAAGATAGAACCAGAAACTACTGCATTGAACACATAACTTCCTGTGTCAATAAAAGACTGTACGTCTCCTGCTGATACACCGTCACTAACGATGCCTGCATACTCATTACCAATATCTTTTACGATATCTTTTAGAAAACTCATGCGAATAAAAACTCCAATGTGTTACGTTTTTCTGCTTCCCAACCTATGACGTCAAGAACAAACTTGACTGGACTTAGGAAACCTTTTTCAAATTGCATATCCCAATCGATAGCACCGTGTATGTCAAATTCCTTTGGCATAGTCTGGAAGAATGACATAACATTCTCACCAGTTTTGTTTGGCATTTGTAAATAGACAAACTTGATCTTTTCACCCTCTTGAATCAGAGGATACTTGTGTTCTAGTTTCATCCTTTTGACATAATAATTATACATCAAAGAACCACGAACGTGCATGGGGCAACCCTTACCATAGATGGTTCTTGGAGACGAAAATTTACCTATGTTGTTACAACTTCTAGGAAATGCTACGTCTTCGAGAGGCATCTTCTCAAACTCTTTTCTGAACTTAGCAACGTACGTTTGAACTTGTTCTTCTGTACCACTCATGATCAGTTTAAGTGCTTCTTTAATGGCAGTTCGGCATGGTGCAGGAGTCGATGACTTGACTGCTTCGATACCGTTGATCTTTAACTTAGGTTCAGCAAATCTTACACCCTCAATGTCCCATGCATTGAGAATGTATCTCTTCTTGGCAGTCCATACACCACGATCAGCGATGGTCTCCCTCTTCATGATCATTTTCTGTTCGTAAGCGTGAGTGAACTTTGCCAGTTTTTCGTAAGTACGCGAAATAAAAGGTTCAAGTTCCACTTCACAGACCTTGTTAATGAACCCAACAATGCTTTCATTAGTCTTTTCTCTGCCCTCGTATACACGTTCCACCAGAGGACCCAGATGGAGGTAGATACTATCAGTATCACTAGCAATAACATAATCATCATTTGTCTTTAATATTTTACCAAGGTATTCATTTATTTTGTCTGCAACCCAACGAATCGCAACCTGACCAGAGAGTGTGATTGCCTCAGCGTTTGCCAGATTGTAGTATCGGAAGTATTGGTTTCCGATTGCACCATAGGCACTGTTGAGTTGAATCTTTCGTGCCATCTGAATGTTATTGAATCGTGCGATATCTTTTTCGAGTGCCACGGTTGGTGTTGTTTCATACTCTTGTTTTGCTCTAAGCATTTTAGATTTGTAGATCTTACGTTCATCGTAGATCCTTTGCATCATCTCTGGTAAGAACCCATG